ACGGTGGCGCGCACGGTGGCGCCCACGGTGTCGCGCACGGTGGCGTCCACGGTGTCGCCCACGGTGGCGTCCACGGTGTCGCGCACGGTGGCGTCCACGGTGGCGCCCACGGTGGCGCCCACGGTGGCGTCCACGGTGGCGCCCACGGTGGCGTCCACGGTGGCGCCCACGGTGGCGCCCACGGTGGCGTCCACGGTGGCGCCCACGGTGTCGCGCGTGATGATCTGCTGAGCTCGCAGACGCCGGGTGAGCTCGAGCGTGAAGGCCGCCGCCGGAGCGGCGAGCGCGCCCACGACCGGCGAGGACACCCAAACGATGGCCTTCGGCGGCTCGAGCTTCGCGAGCCGGTAGCATTCACGGATGCCCTGCTCCACCACCGCGCGTTCCGCGGGAGCCGTCGAGAGCCCGCGGGCGATCCACTCCTGGGCGTAGCCCGCCATCGCGGCCTCCTGCTCACGGGTGAGCCTCTCGATCCTTTTCTGCTTCCCCGTTCCTTTCTTGAACGTGCTCACGCTCGGGCCCCCGCGCGCGGGGCCCTTCGGCCTTTTCCCTGTTTCGGCTTCCCTCGCTTCTGCGTCGGCAGCGGGGGGTCGTTATCGGCCGCCACCTTCCCGAGCTCGTCGGCCTCCTTGGCCACGTTGTCGAGCGCGAGTGGTAGCTGCCGCTCCGCGTCCGTCATCGCGTGCTGATGCAGAACTTCGCGGGTATCGTTCCGCACCTCGCGCACCGTGCCGATCCGAAAGTCGTAGGTTCGCTCACACTCGACGGGCTTATAGGTGGCCTTGTCGCGCACCTCGCCCGAGAGCTTCCGAAGCTCCGCTTCAAGCTCTTCGATTTGGCTCTTGGCCGCCGTGTTCGCGGCCTTCCGGTCGGCCTCCTTGCCATCCCGCTCGCGGAGCACGTGGGCGGCGCGGTCCGCCTTGTCGGCAAGCTCCAAATGGGTGAGCTCGACGCGGCAAAGCCGCGTAAACGCCTCGACCCGCACCGCGTCTTTGAAAGGCTGCTTCTTTCCTGCATTCTTGGACATTGGCTCTCTCTCTCCTCGTTCCGATCAGGCCCCGCGGGGCCGTGGTCCTCTGGCGAGCTCGCGGGCTTCGCGCGCGGCTCGCGCCAGGTCCTTCGCGAGCTCCTCCGCCTGGTCGGGGTGCAGCCACCACTCGAACCCAGGGATCAGCATCGACACCGCGTCCTGATGGGTCCCGACGGTGAGCGGGAGCCGCCCGACCGGCCCACGCGCCAGGCGACGCTGGGTGAAGTCGATGATCTTACCCACGCCGCACCGCCTTGCCGTCGTGGACGGCGACCACGGTCACCCAGTGGACGCGGCGGCCGAGCACCCGGGCGGCAGCGAACGCCAGGGCATGGGCGGCGGGCGAGTGTCGCGTTACTGTGTCGCGCGGAGACGCGCTGAGCGTCTCTGGCGCCAGGACTTCAGCGAAAACCTCGACGGATTCGAGATCACGCGGGGCCTCCGGAGCCGTAGGTCGAAGGTTCGAATCCTTCCGGGCGCGCCGCAGATCGTGAGCACGGGGCTCGGGCGGCGACCCCAATTGTCGCGTCAGTGTGGTGAGATCGCCCGCGCGCTCGACGAGCTGCGCCGGAGTGGGCTTGTCGTAGACGACCTCGAGCAGCACCGAGCCCGGCGTGTGACCGAGCAGCCGGCGCGCCACGTCGCGGTCGACACCGGCCTGCCGGAGCAGGGTCGCGTGGGTCCGGCGTAGGTCGTTCGCGGAGACGGGCTCGATCTTCGCCCGGCGGCAGGCAGTCTTCAGGTCCCGCAGGTAGTTGCCCTTGGACCGAGCCCAGCCGTCGAGCGGCAGGAACCCCGCGGCTTTCTCCACCAGCAGGCGGAAGGGCGCGAGGATGGGCACCACGCGGCGGGCGCCGACCGTCTTGGTGCCGGCCACGTTCACGACGCCGAGCTCGAGGTCGACGTCGACGGGCGAGAGCGCGAGCACCTCGCCGCGACGGAGCCCGAGGCCCACGACCAGGGCGACGAAGGCCCACCGCTGGGGCGTGAGCTCGGCGAGCAGCGCGGCGAGCTCAGGGGCGCCCAGCGCGCGGGTGCGGGGCACGTAGCCCTTCGGGAGCCACGGCGGGCGCAGGATGCCGAGATCGCCCTTGTAGACGCCCGCGCGCTTGGAGAGGCGCAGCACGGTCAGCATGCACCCGATCTCCTTGCCGATCGTGTGGTCGGTGACGCCTTCCGCACGGCGCGCGGCGACGAAGCGATCGAAGGCGTCGGGGTCGATTCGGAGGATCGGGAAGTCGTCACCGAGCAGGCGCGCCCAGTGCCCGAGCTTCTGCTCGTGGAAGCTGGCGGCCTTGCCGATGGCACGGCGGGCGTCGAGGAGCCGGCGGCACTCGGTGGTGAGTGTCGCGGCTTGCGCGGTTGCGTGTGCCGGATCGGCGGCGGCGCGCTCCCGGGAAGCCCGTACGAGGCGAGCTGCGGCCAGGTCGCGACAACGGGTCGAGGCTTCGCGGCCCGTGATGGGGTCCTTCCGCATCCACCAGATGGCGCCGCGCAGATAGAGGCCGTCGCGCTTGGGCAAGGGTCGCATGATAGCCGCTCGCCTTTCACGGGCGAAACGCCTCCCGCATGCGCTTGGCGAACCGGGCGAGCAGGGCCTCGGGCTCCTCGCTCGAGTGGCCGCGCAGGTTCTCGAGCACCTCGTGTAGCTCGGCCGTGGTCGCGTGGAGCACACGGCCTTCGGGGTCCGTCATCTCGAACCGCTCGACGACCGCGCGCGTCGGGCCGACCAGCTTCGTGAGCATGCTCGCGACGCGGGCCGTAGCCGGGTCGAGCTCGACCAGCTGCCGGCGGGGCACGTCGCTCACGGCGCCCACCTGTCGTCAGAGCACGGCGAGCAGCGCACCTGCGTTGAGCGCGTCGCCTCGATGGCCACGCGCACGCCGATGCCCAGCAGAACCGAAACGATCACCGCGAGCACTGCGCGCTCGATGGTGTTCACGGGCACCCCCGCGCGCGCAGTGAACGGGCCGGCAGTGCGCCCGCGCTCAGTACTGTGCCTTTTTGCAGCACGACTTTGGCGACGTGGGACACGTTGACCATGCGCGCGCGCAGCGGTTGCATCAAAAAAGAGACGCTCATCCGACCCTCGCAAAAGAAGTGAGGCGCTCTGCAGCAACGAACATCTCGAGCCGAGTGAGCACGCCGCGCTCGCCCCGGCGCGGGTAGCGCGTGAGGTCGTTCGGGTTGCGCCAGCCTCGGATCGTGCCCTCGAGGAAGCGGTCGCCGAGCAGGAGCTCGGCCGCGTCGTAGTTCGAGAAACCGTCCGCGCGCAGGCGCGCCATCTCGAGCATCAGCGCCGCGAAGTCGGCCTTGGCCTGCTTTTTGTACAGAAGGGCCTCCGATGCCGAAAGCCCCTCGAGCGCCGGATCGGGCAGCGAATGCCTGCGCGCGATGTACTTCGGGCGGTCGGTCACGCTGCCCCCTTCGCCGATTCGCCCCAAAGTTCGCCCCGCACCTTGAAACGCTTGGCGATGCGCAGCGTGAGCTCACGACCTGGGAGCTTCTTCCCCGAAAGGATCTTGCTCCAATTGCCTGAGTCGCACTGCACCGCTCGAGCTGCCCCGTTCTGCGTGAGTCCCTCGGCCTCGAAGGCTGCTTTGGTAGCCACGGCACCGCGGTTCATCGTCCGCAAGGCTTACTGTCTTTAGACAATGCTGTCAATAGACAATCTCACCGGCCCTTGCGCGCCCTGAATGGATCGGGGATTCGCGCATCGAATGGCAGCCAGCAAGGGCAAACGCCAGCGGCGCTCTACGGCCGAGTGGGCCGGCTTCCCCGAGCGGCTACGCTTCGCGGTGGGCACGCGCCAGCGGGAGCAGCCCGACCTCACGCAAAACGCCATCGCCGAGGCGGCCGACATGAACGGGGGCAACCTCACCAAGATACTCGACGGCACAAAGGCGCAGGGCGTCACGGCGAACACCGTGATCCTGCTCGCCCATGCCCTCAGGGTGAGACCGGTTTGGCTGCTCACCGGCGAGGAGCCCTCGGGCCTGAGCGGCGGCGCCAGCGTTGCGCGTGACGCGCCCACTCCCCTGCCGGAATCCAATATCCGCAGCTCCTCGCGACCCTGACCATGGCCGCCACCCGATGCCTTCGGTGCGGAACCTTCTACGAACCGTGGCGCGACCGCTGCACCGACTGCGGGTACAGCGACGATGGCTTTGATGAACTCCGCGCACCGGAATCGCCCGCGCGCCATCCCGCACCCGTTGCGCGGCCTGAGACCCTTGCCGAACGCGTCGACCGAGTAGACCGCACCATCACCTGGTCAATTCGGTTGGTGCTCATGGCCGCCTTCTTGGGCGGCATCGCCTTCGCTCCCCTGCACACGCTCGCCGCGTGTGTGGCCTTGCCTCTCCTCTGGTGGCTGCTCCGTAGGGTCTAGCCCCACCCGTCGGGGCGGTTTGTGTGGTGCCCGGTCGATTGTCTCTTGACAGTGCTGTCTAAAGACAATACGACTGGGGGCATGGCACGCCACCTGGGAAACGGCATCTACGAATGCGCCGACGGAATCGAGCGGGAGTACGACCCCGATCCGATCGCGCTCTGCTCGCACTGCGAGGAAGAGACGGCCGACCGTGACGACGGGCTTTGCTCGTTCTGCGTCGAGGCGAACCCCGAGCTGACCCGCGAGGCCGACGAGCGGCGCGCGGCAGAGCAGGCGGCCCGCGAGGCCTCGCCCGAGTACCAGCGGCAGCGCGCCGCGTGGCAGGAGCGCCGGGCGCGGCTGATGGCCGAGGACGAGGCCCGGTGGGCACGCCTGGGGATCCGCCCCGTGGAGAGGCGCGCGGGCGCTCGGTAGTCCTTCGAAGCGAGCGCCGCGGGCGGTGTCCCCACACACCAACCTCCCCGCATCCCGCGGCGCTCACTTCGGCGGACCACCAACCGAAGGAGAGACCATGCATTTGCTAACGGAACAGGACGTGCTCGCGATCAACCGGCTGCTCGAGTGGCGCGCAGAGGCCGTGCTCGCTGGGTACCGGGCGCGGGTCGAGCTGGCGCAAAGCGGCGACGACCAGTTTTGCGCCTTGCTGTGGGACAACGAAGATCGCCTGCAGCTCGCGTACGAGCCCACCATCGCCGCTGCGATCGACCGCGTGCTCGAGGCCGCGGGCCCGGCGCCCGAGCGTGACACCCACCCGTGCGGCCTGCCCGCGCCGACCGAGCCACCCCCTGCCGCTGCCGAGACTCCCCTCGAGCAGCTCATCGCGTGACGCCCATGGCCGAAGCAGCTCTCGCCAAGGTGGAAACGGCCGCGCTCGCGCGGCCGGCCGAGGACATCGGCATCTCGATCGAGCAGATCATCGCGCGCGTCGACAAGATCCGCGAGGTCCGCAAGCGTGTGATGAAGGCCGACGTGCACTACGGGAAGGTGCCGGGCACCGACAAGGATACCCTGCTCAAGCCCGGGGCCGAAACGCTGTGCATGGCGTTCCAGCTCGCGCCTCACTTCAAGCTCGACGAGCGCTGGGACGGCAGCCACCTCGAGGTGGTCGTGACGTGCGTGCTCGTGCACGTGCCGAGCGGCACCGAGCTCGGCAACGCCGTCGGCTCATGCTCGACGCTGGAGAGCAAGTACGCCTACCGCAAGGGAAGCCGGCTGTGCACGGAATGCGGCAAGGCGACCCTCATCAAGGGAAAGCCCGAGTACGAGCGTGAAGAGCGCTTCAAGGGCGGCTGGCTCTGCTACGCGAAGAAGGGCGGGTGCGGCGCGAAGTTCGTGCCGGGCGACCCCAAGATCGAAGGCCAGCAGACGGATCGCGTCGAGAACCCGGACATCGCCGATCAGTACAACACCGTGCGGAAGATGGCGTGCAAGCGCGCGCACGTCGCGGCGACGCTCTTCGTCACGGGGGCGAGCGAGCTCTTCACCCAGGACGTCGAGGACACCGACGGCGGCGGCGACGCACCGAGCGAGCCCGAACCCAAGGCGGCACCCGTCACGGCCGTGGCCAGTGAAAAGGACCTGGCCGACGTGCTCGCCGCGCACGCGGAATGCACGAGCGCGGCCGAGCTCGAGGCCGTGAGCCGCGCGCACCGGAATCGCAAGTGGAGCCGGGCGCAGGTTGCCACGCTGCGCGCTGACTACGCGAAGTGCGAGGCAGCGCTGAAAGCTCCGCCGCCGAGCGCCGATGACGACGGCCGCGAATACGACCACGGCTCCACGGGGGAACAGCCGTGACGCCGGCAATCGCGCTCGAGCAGACGCCCGGCCCGATCGCGGGGCCCGGCCGACCCAGCAAGTACCTCACCACGGCCGGAAAGCAGGTCCCCGGCACCACGACGATCGCAGGGCGCTTCGGCGACAAATCGGGGCTCATCAAGTGGGCTCATCAGCAGGGGTGGGAACGCATCCCGCTAGACGAGGCGCGGGACAAGGCCGCCGACGCAGGCACTGTGGTGCACGGGTGGATCGAGGACGACGTCCATGCGCGTCCGCTCCGACAGTGGCCGTACGTTCCCGACGAGCTCACAGCGCAGGCGCAGATGGCGTTCGGCGCCTTCAAGAAGTGGGCGGCCGAGGTGGGGCTCCGCGTAATCGCCACCGAGATCCCGCTCGTTCATTCGGCGCTCGGGTACGGCGGCACGCTCGACACCATCGCGCTCGTCGAGGGACGGATCGTCCTCGCCGACTGGAAGAGCGGCAACCGCTGCTACGCCGAGCACCTGATCCAGCAGGCCGCCTATCGCGAGCTCCTGCGCGACGCGCGCGAGCAGCTGGGCGACAAGGCCCTGCCGGTTCCCGACGGGGCGTGCCTCGTGCGCCTCGACAAGGCGACCGGCGAGCCACACGCGCGTTCGTTCGACTCCGACTCCCTGGACGTGGCGTGGGAGTTTTTCGAGCACGCTCTGCGCATGTACCGCCTCGATCAGTCGATCGAAAAGATGGTGGCACCCCCGAGAAAGAAAGCGCCCAAGGGCGGGAAGGCGGCCTGATGATCGGCACGCCCATCCAAGCCACGCTGTGGCGTGTCGCGTACCGCTACCGCAAGGCGACGGAGGACCCGAGCCCGAACATGCTCGAGGCCGGCCCGCTCGCTGGGGTCGCGTCCGAATCCGCGGTGGTGGCCATCTTCGGGCAGCCAGTCCCTGAGCCGGCGACGACGTACCGGAGCGGGCAGGTGCTCGTGGTCACGGCCGACACGACCGGGGCCGACCTCTTGCCGGTCGTCGAGCGCGTGCTCGCGGCGGCTGGGGTCCGTGGAACCGAGTTCGCCCTGGTCGCTGTGGAGCGCATGGCCGACACCATCCGCGGCCTGGCGCTGCTCGAGGGGGGCGCGAGCTGATGGGCGCCCGTCGATTCCCCGAGAAGCACGAGATCTGCTTCGACGAGTTCGGCGTCGGATACCCGGCGCTGTGCATGCTGGTCGCCGTCGTCGCGCGGTGGCGGCACGGCGCGCTCACGAGTCGCCCCGAGGTGGCTCAGTTCCTGCATTGCGAGGCCGAGCTGCATCTGCCGAGCGGCGGCGAGCTCCTCGAGCTCGAGCGCCTGCGGCTTGTCCGCGCGGCGGCGCGCAGCGGGAACACCATCTACTACAAGCCCACGCTCACCGGCATTGCGAAGGTCGGTTGGGCTGGGCGGGAGCACTCAGCATGAGCAAGCCCAAAAGCGATCCGCCGCGCCCACCCAGACTCACTCACGCGCTTCGTGACGTGGTGCTAGCGCTGCTGCCCGCGCGTCTCGTTCGAGCGATCCGCGCGGCGCTCGCTGCTGGGAAAAAAGAGCCGTAGCGCCTACTGCAGCAGCGTCGCGCCCTGGCAGCCGTGCCACGACGTCATGTTCGAGGCCGGCGCGACGTCGAAGCCCGTTGCCGACCAGGCAGAGTAGCTGGCGGTGCCAGTCACTACAGCGGAGCCCTGAGCCACGCACGTGGCGGACCAAGCGCTGTAGTCAGCGGTGCAGTTGCCGACGGTGTCGGTGCTGGTGTCGGCCTGAAAAAGAAGTAGCAAGCTCACGCGCCTACCCCCAGCAGGAGCCTTCGACCAGCCACCGCCACGCTCCCGCTGCTGCTCGTCGGGTGGATGGCGTCGAAGTTCGCCGTGCCGCTCGACGCGCCGCCGCCTGAGCCGCCGCCCGTCGTGGAGTCGTTCAGGAGCTCGCGCCACCATGCGACGGCGCCGATGGCGCTCGGCGCGACGCCTGCATTGAACGAGGTCGCGTCGCCCCCTGTGAGTGCCGCGTTCCAGAAAGCAACCCGCGCCACGTACTGCCCCGTGCATTGGCTATCGACGCCGCACCCCGTGCCGCTATCGTACGAGCCGGTCGTGAGGCCCTGGAGCACGCTCGTCGTAAGCAGCGACCCGTTGAGGTAGCACTTGATGTTGGCGCCCACCCCGTCGCCGGGGTCGATGATCATGATCGAGTTCCACGACCCGAAGTTCATCGTGATACCGAAGTTCACGTCGAGGTGGTCGGTGTGCGTGGTGTTCCAACGCTTGTAGCGGATCGCGTTCGTCGCGTCGTAGTAGTGGATGCACTCGATCCCGTTCCCTCCCGTTCCCGCCATCTTGAACGTGTTCGCCGCGGACTGGTCGTTGTCCGTAGGGTTGACCCAGTAGGCGCTCGTGACGGCGACGCCGGCCCCGCCGATCGTGGGGATGCCGGTCCAGTCCTGCCAGTGCGATCCGGTGACGACGTGTTGACTCATGTTAGGCCGCCAGCTTCAGGGGGTTGTCGCCCACGTCGTTACCCGTGAGCGGGCTATGCACGGTCTGCCAAAGGCCCGTCGTCGCGGAGCCCCCGACGGTCGCCGGCCAGAGCAAGTGGACGTTGGCATCGACCGTGAACGCCGCGCCGTCCGTCGCGCTGTAGTTGCTCGCCTTCGCGCGCAGGCGCGTGTCGCTCACCCCGAACGAGGTGTTGCTCGCACAGTTCGATTCGATCGTCGCGAGGTGCGTATTGGACGCGAGGCTCAGGCTCGAGACGATGAACGTGGAATCTAGGTTGTACCACTTGGTGTCAATGCCGGCGCTTGTCCACTGCGCTGGGATTGGCCCGAACTGGCTCAGGCTTTGAGTGCCCGCACCTCCGTCCCCTAGGTAGAATGTGCAGCTGCGCGTGCAAATCTTGTCAGTGGCGAGCCCGCGCGTGTCCTGCGAGTGGATCGCATTGTTGCACTGGTCGATGTTGACGATGGTGCAGTTGTCGAAATGGAACTTTTCCTCCAGCAATCCCGTGTTCGCGATCTCGCCACTGAAGCGGATCGCCTGGCAGGTCTGCCGCGTGATGCAATCGACGAAGAGGAAGTTGTACATGCTGGGGGCACCGGTCGCCTCGAGCGAGAACCGGAAAGCCCAGTTGTTGTTGCTGCCACCACCGCTCGGCTTCGATGCCCAGTTGCACCCGGCGAAGAGCAGGTTGTTGCTGCCGTAGGTGATGTAGAAAATGTTCCCGTGCCCGGTGCTGCTTGGGCCGTCTGTGCCGGTCGTGTACGCCACGCCCACGCAATTCAGGAACGCAATCTTCGAACTGTTGTAGACGTAGACGGCGTTATCCGGGTCCCCCGTCGCCAGGCCCGAGGCCCACGTCGAGTTCGGATTGATGATGACGCCGTCGAAGATCCAGTCGGTGCGGTTGATGATCTCGAGCTTGCCGATGGTGCCGCCTCGAAAGCGCCACCGAGCGCCGCCGGTACCTTGGCACTTGAGCCACTTGATCGAGGCCGTGCCCTGAAGCTCGATCTCGATGTCGTTGCCTGTGCCGTTGAAGTTGAACGTGCCGAGCACCGTGCCGGTCGTCACCGTGATGTAGCGGGAGCCCGCCGCAATCGCCGCGGAGAACTGCGAGTCGTTCGTGACAGTGGCCGGCGTGAGGGCACCCTGCGGCGTCGTCGGCTCTGTGAGCGTCCAGCCGTCGATGATGCGGTCCTGGTCGAAGTCGTAGAGCGTGAGCGGGTTGCCCGTAGCCGGCGCCGGCTTCAGCTCCGGGTGGTAGCAAAATGCTCGGTAATTGGTGCCCACCGTCGCCTCAGTTCTTGATGAGGTAGCCGGAGCAGGTCACGTCCACATCTGCGCCCGTGGTCGTGCAGATCGCTTCGATCGCTGAAGCCGCGTCGCTGATGAGCACGCCACGGGGGTTTGAGATGCAGAAGCCGCCGCCGAGCGCCGCGGCGAAGCCGACGTACTTGCGCGAGGTCGTCGTCTTGTCGCGCACCGTCACTTTCGTGCCGACGGTCGCGTGCGCGTTCACGACGAGGATCGACGTGACCACGATCTTGATGCCCGAGGCCTGCGCCGCGATGATGTCCGCCGCTGCCGTGCCGGTGAAGTTCGCGCTTGTGGGCCCGATCGATTCCTCGAAGAGCGCCCCGAGGACCACCACCTGCTTGCCGAACACGTCGCCAAGAGTTCGAGCCGCTTGCCCGTTGGTGACGGCGGTGCCGACCGCCGTGCGGGCCTCGAGCCCGTTCAGGACGGGATTGCCGGACACGCTCGCGCCGTGCGCCGCGGCTCCGGTGCAGGTGGCCGCGACGATGCCCGTCGAGTCGCTCGCGAGCGTGACCCGGAGAGCCTTCGTCGCCGTGCCGTTGCCGTTGAGCGTCCGGTCCCAAGTCGAGCCGTTGTAGCTCAGCAGCGCCGAGCCGATCGTGGGGGTCGTCGGGTTCGACGCCGCGTCCGCAAGCGCTGCCGCCGCCGGGAGCTCGGTGTCCACCACGCCGGTCCCATCGCTCGCCAACGTGACCCGCATCGCCGTCGCCGCCGTGCCGTTGCCGGCTGCGATCAGGGTGCCGCTCGCCGTGGGCTGTGTGCAGAGCGCGCCGGAGCGGAGGGCCCAAAGCTCGACCGCATCGTTGTCGGCCGAAACGTTCGTGGGCGCAGCCGCACTGGCCCTGGCCCCCGTGAGCACCGGGTCCGCCGTGATCGCCGCGTCATGGGCATCGACGCCCTGGACGCTGCCGTCTCCGCCGGACTCGACGTGTACGCGCACCGAGCCGTCGCTCGTGACCGAAACCGGCGAATAGTCGCCGTCGGCTCCGTACGAGCTCGCCGTGTCCTTTCGGACAGCGAGCATCATAACGCCCACGTCGCCCGTGGTGTGGACGGCGTCCTCGGCTTTGCCGAGGTTCGCGGCGGCGGTCCCGGGGGTGATCGCCGTGCTCGAGATGACGGTGACCGGCAGCGGGTTCGATGCGTCCACCTTCGTGGCCGTGCCGTCCGCGCCGAACTCGACCTTGACGTACTGGTGCTGGGCAGAGCCCACGTCGTCAGTTGCGACGACTGCACCGGTGCCAGGAAGCGTAACGTTGTCAGCCATGATTTACCTCAGGTTCCCAATCCGTAGGTCATGATCAGCGAAGCGACCGAGACCGGGAGAGCGATCGTAATGAACGGGTTTCCACTGCCGTCGACGGTGGTGATCAGCATCTCTTCCGAGCCGCCGATCTTTCCGACACTCACGTCATCGAGCACCGTCGTGCCGTCCGACTTGAAGAGCCGCGCGAACGTCGGAATGCCCGACGCGTCGGCGGAGCTGTCCGCGGTGATGGCATTCGCCGTCATCGAGCCACCGGACATCGACGCGAAGGCCGTCGCCCCGAAACGCGCCTCGGCCAGTAGCGTATTGCCCGACAGGGCCGTGTCCGGACCTGCAGGGCGGCTGCCCGAGTAGAACCGGATATAGCCGCTGTCGTACTGGGACTTTTCCGAGTTGCCCATGGCATCTCGGCGCGCGACTGCTTTTCTCATTGGTGGCCTTTCACTTCAAAACCCCTGCTTGGCGAAGCGCCTCGAGCGCCGCCGTGGCGGCTGCGCCGAGCGCGACGAGCGCCGCGAACACCGCCGCCGGTCCGTGCTTCTTGCGAGCGGCGGGGGCGTCCGAGTCGGGCTTGCTGAGCTGGCGGGCCGTGCGCGCCGCCGTCTCCGCCGCGACGTCGGCGACCTCGCTCGTTTCGTCCTCGTCCGCCTCGCGCAGCTCGTCGAGCTCGCGCTCGCAGGCGCTGCGCAGGCGGTCGCGCTCGTCGTTGCGTCGGTCGGCCATCAGGCACCGGACCCGATCCCGAGCTTCCGCTCGAGGTAGTCGAGCCGCCCGCTTTGGGCCATCTGCTCGCGCCCGATCCCGGCGCGCCGCTCCCGCTCGTCCTGTACCGTGTCGAGCATGCTGCCGAGCGTCCGGCCCTGCTCGGTAACCGCCGCCTCGAGCCGCGGCACCGCCGCCTCGAGCCGCGTTACCGCCGCGTTCAGGTTCGCGGCCATCGCCTTGAGCTCCGTTGCGATGGCGAGCATGTCGTCTACGGCGCCCTCGATGCGCTCGACCGCGCTCTCCACGAGGGTGAGCCGCCGGTCGAACTTGCCGAGCAGCTTCCAGACGCGCGTCCTGATGCTCATGCGACCCCCAGGGCCCGCCAGGTGGCCGGGCCGACGACACCATCGGGCGCCAGGCCGTGCGACGCCTGGAAGGCGACCACAGCGGCTTTCGTCTGCGCCCCAAACTTCCCGTCCACGATGATGAGCAGCGCCTCCTGCAGCCGGCGTACGCCGTCGCCGGTGGCACCCACGCGCAGGGTCGCGAGCGGCTGCAGCGGGGGCACGTGGGGGACCGAGGGCTCGGCGCCGAGCGGCAGGGGCAGCCCGCGGCGCTGGGCGTAGGCCAGGGCCGTCTCGGGCTCCTCGAGCTCGCCGAACTCGTCCGCCATGGCGAGCACGCGCTCGAGCGGCAGGACGCGCCGGAGCGCCCGGGTACCGACGTTGATGAGCGCGCCGTGGTAGCCGGTGACCCGCGTCGCCAGGTGGCCGCCGGGCTGCCCGTACTCGCCGACGAAGATCCCCCGCGGCTGCTGGTCGTCGAGCACCACGAGCACGTGGGCGTCGGTGGTGTCCGGCTTGCCCCAGATGATGCCCACGTCCCCGGCCTTGAAGCGCTCGACCGGCGGAGGGTCCGCCACGTGCGGCGCCTCGCCCGCGAGCCGCCAGACGCCCGCGCCGGGCGTGAAGCCTCGGTGCTCGGCGCGGTTCACCCAGTGCGAGCGCACGCCGAGCCGGCAGAAGAGCCAGTGGGCGAGGTCGGCACAGGAGCTGTAGCTCCGCTGCGCGGCGCCTAGATCCCGGTCCTCGGTGACCGCTCGGTACACCGGATCGGGCTCGGGGCGCCCCTGGCCGTAGCCGCAGGCGTACTCCACGAGCTCGACGGCCAGGGCGCGGTATTCGGGGAGAGGTCTCATCAGCCCCCGGGCTCTCCAGAGCCGGCCATCGCGCGTCCGCCTTCACCGGACAGGGCCGGCGGCGCGGCGGGCGGGTACGGCACGCCGCTCGCGGCGGCAGGTGGCTTGACGATGGCCTTGCAGAGCTCGTCGAGATCGGCCTCGCGCGGTCCGTCGCTCGAGAGGTAGGCGCCGCACGATGCCTCGAGCGCCTCGATACCGAGCTTCACCCGATCGGCCGGGGTCATGCTCGCGAGCGGGTTGCCGCTGCAGGCGGTCACGAGATAGCTCGTGGCAGCGAGCACGTACATGGCCGCGATCACGTGGTGGAACTTCATCGGCCGCCCTCGTACTTCGCGAGCGCGGCTTTGAGCTGCTCGACGTCGGCCGCGGTGATGTCACCGGGCCGCTTGCCGTGCGCGATGCCGAGCAGGAGCCCGGAGAAAGTCGTGATGGCCGACGCGAACGGCGTGAACTGTGGGACGAGCGCCAAGGCGCCGAGCGCGCCGGCGGCGACGGTGAGAAGGGTTTTCGCGAGGGTCGAATTCATGGGGGTCCGTCTTTCCTTTCAGTCGATGCGGCGCTGCCCGAAGCTGGTCGTCACCTCGAGCCACTGCAGGGAGAACTGGACGACCGGCGAGCTGCCGCCGGCGCCGACCTCCTGCAGCACCAGGGCCTTGCCCGGCGCGAGCGCGATCTCGCCCTCGAGCATGTCTTTCAAGAGCCCCACACCGCTCGGCGTGCTCGCCATGGTGAACGCCGGGAAGAGCTGCGCGGGCGTGCCGGAGAGCGTGGCCCCTTGGTACGCCTTGCAGATCGCGGTGAGCGGGCTGCCGTGCGTCGCCTTGATCGTGCTCGTGAGGTCGGTGCCGCCCGTGGGCGTCGTCGCCTGGTCGACGATGGCGTAAAGGATGATCCCCGCGCCGAGCGTGCCGCTGATGTAGGCCAGGCGAGACGACTCGATGATCGCGGTGATCTCGCGGTCCGGCGCGACCAGCGCCGACTGCGGCGGATTCCAGAGCGCGATCGGGGGCGTCGTCGAAAGCACCGTGCCAGGCGCGACACCGCTCGATGCGTTGGCGACCGCGAAAAGGTCGCGGTTCATCGCGCGTAGGACTTCTTTGCTGTTGATCATTGGGGCTCTCCTGAAACCATCGCGTCGAGGCCAGAGCGCAGGCGTGGCGCGATGTTGATGGGTCGATTGGCTGGGGTCGGGCCCTGCTCGCGCCCGCCGCCCGCCTCGCTCTGCGCCTGCATCTGCTGAAAGCGCGCGATGAACGCGGGGGATGCGGTCGGCTCGCCGGCGCCGTCGAGCCCGAGCAGCAGATCGAGCTGCAGCCGAGCGGTGTAGGGGATGAACGTCCCCTTGGCGTCGAGCTCGCGCAGGGTCGTCTGCACCTTCGTCACGATGGTCGTGTAAAGCTCGGGGTAGACGGCGCGCGTCGCCTCGACCTGCTCGGGGGTGAGCTTGCCGCGGCGGAGGTCGTCGAGCGTCGAGAGCGGGCTCGAGACGGCCGACCAGTAGCGCGCGAACTTGTGGAGCTCGACGTCGGACACCGGCAGCACGCTCGAGCGCGGCGTGAAGCTCTGGGCGTTGACGATGGGCGATGGGAGCTTGGTGGAAAGGAACTGCGCCCCGCGCGTCGCCGTCGTCACGAGCGAGGCCGCGAGCTTCGGCGCCTTCGTCGGCAGATCGCCGAGCGTCGCCTCGCTCCGGTTCCGGATGCGCGCGCCGAAGTCCGCGTTGGCCTCGAGCACCTCGGCCGCTCGGGCGCGATACGCCTTCTGCTTGTCCTTTTCCTTGCCCATGAAAAGGGCCAAGGGAGTGGCGAGCGCGCCGGCCGACGCCGCGCGCCGCGTGGCCACCGGGGCAGTCGCGGCGGCGGTCACGTCGTTCGCCGGCTGAGCCTTGGCTGCCTGGCCGAGCGCGCGGGTGAAGAAGTCGTCGACACCCTTGCCGATCTTCCGATCGACCGTCTGCGCCAAGCGGTCGGCGAGGACCGCGAGCACTGCCGACGAGTGCTCACGCACCGTGTGGTGCACAGCGGCAGAGACGACGCCCGTCACCGGGTTACCGTGCATGAGGGCTCCCCCGACGCCGGCCATGTAGTCGCTCGGCGACACCACCCGATTGCCGAGATCCTGCAGGTCCGCCTTGCCGGCGATCTGCGCGGCCTCGCGGTACGACCGATATTTGGCCTTGAGCTCGGCGTATCGGCCGAGCTCCTCGCCGCCCATCTTGGTGGCGGCGCGGTCGATGGTGGCGCCGACCTCGTCTTCGATGATGCGCTCGGCCTGCTGCAGCTCGGCCGCAGAGGCCGGGGGCATCGGGGGCAGGCCGGGGCCGATCTTCTTGGGATAGATGACGCTCGCGAGCTCCTGCCGCACGCCCTGCAGCTGCTCGAGCGAGACGTCGTCACCGAGCGAGCGGAGCCCGTCGACGATGCCGCGCACGTCGTTCGCCTTGGAACGCACCTGCGGCACCACGCTCTGCTCGAGCGGGGCAATCACCTGCGCTTCGATGCGGTCGGCGATCTCGGCCGGCTTCGGCCGGAGCGCGGGCGCCTCGTTGTCGATGTAGGTGCCAACCTTTTCCCGGAAGGCGCCGAGCGCGGAGCCGGCTTCCTCGCGGGCACGGACGAGGTTTGAGACGAGCTCGTCTTGCGGCTGCACCGCCTTGAAGATCGGCGTGCCGTCCTCGAGCTTCCCCTCGAGCACGTCGCGCGTCATGCGCCGCATTTCGGCCTCGGCCTTTTCTGCCGTCTTGCCGAGCCCTCGGATGTCCGAGCCGCGGGCTCCGATGGCCTTGGCCGTGCGCTCCTCGGAAAAGCCGCGGAGCTTCTCGGCGAACCGCTCCGAGAACGGCCGCGCAGCCTCGCCCCCGGCAGCTTCGCCGGCCTCGCGCGCTGCCCCGAGCGCTGGTGCCTCCTCGAGCCCCGGCACCCGCGGGGAGTCGAGCGGAGTCGTGCCCCGGCTGCCCGCGCGTCCGAAGAGGCTCTGCGCCGCCTTGCTCACCGCGAGGCCGGTGCCGCCGCCGATGAGGGCGCCCCAGCCCATGGCCGCGAGCATCTGCTCGCCGGTGAGGTCGGTGTTCCGGATGTAGGCGTCCTCGCTCGCACCGGAGAGGCTCTGCGCGGCACCCTCCACGGCACCCGCTCCGACCGCCTGCGCGGTCCGGCCGAGCCCGAGCGCCTCGACGCCCGCCTCAGCGGCACGCCCAAGGCCAAAGCCGCCCGCCGCCGTGCCAACGAGCTCGCTCGCGCCGTGCAGGTAGGGATGCTCCTCGGCCCACTTCCGCTGCTCCTCGGTGTACTCGAGGGCCTGCTCGTTCCCGCCGCCACCGAGCGCCACGAGGCTCTCGAGCAGCTTCCGGCCGTGCACGTCGGCGCCGAGCGCGCGCGCGGGCGCCATCAGCGCATCGAACGCGGTGGCCCCGATCGTCGAGGCCGCACCTTTCAGGTTGTCGACGAGCTCGGCCCCCACGTCGCCGGTCGAATGCTTCGGCAGGGCAGCGTGCTGCGCGGGCGCGGTCGGAGCCGGGGCGGGCGCGGCAATCTGCGCGACGCGGTCCGGCGCCTCGTCGACCTCGACCAAGTTGCCGTTTTCGTCGAGCGAGACGGCCATCAGCGCTCTCCCCCGTCGGTCGGCTCGTCGCCGCCGCCGACCTGGCCCTGGCCGCGCATCTGCTCGATGAATTGCTGCTTGTGCCGCGCGAGCTCGTTGGAGTTGTTGACGTAGTTGATGATCTGCGCGGGTGACCAGCTGCTCGCGCGGTGCTCGAATTCCTTCTTGTCCGATTCCGTGGGCGACGCGCCCGTGATCATCTTGTGGACTTCGGCGTAGTAGTTCTGAAGGTTCGAGTCGATGTCCCGCTGCCGCGACTGGTCGAGCACGGCGCGCGCACCGAGCGCCTTGCCACGGAGGTAGCCGACGTCATCGCCCTCCTTCACGCCGTACGCGTTCAGGATCTTGTCGCCCATCGAGAGCGTGGAGTCCGCGGCGGTCGCCACGGGGATGAGACCGCGCGGCACCGCATGCTTGCCGGCGCTCGCGTTCGCGCGCTTCGTGAGCTTGTCGGCCTGCTCGCCGCCCTGGCGCTGGTAGCCGAGCTCGTTCTCGCTCTGCATCAGATCGCCTTTGAGCTTGTTTTGCTTGAGCTGCTGCCGCATGAGCTCTTCGTCGGTCGCGTAGTGGCCCGCGCTCGGCGTGACGATCTTCGCGTCCGTCTTCATCGTCTGCTTGCCGATGGCGAGATCGCGGAACCGCTGCTCTTCCTTCAGGCGCTCTTGCTGGTTTTGAGCAAGCCAAAGCGCGGCCGCGCGGGTCGCTGCCGCCGACTGCGCCTGGTCCGCGAAAGACTTGATCTCCCGGTCGAGCAGGTCGGACTGCACGAGCTTGAGCGCGCTCTTCGCCTGGTCGAGATCGCCAAACTGGTCGCGAAGGCGGGCGAGCAAGTTGTTGTCGCCGACGCGACCACTCGCGATCTCGTCCTCCTGCGCCCGCATGTCGCGATCCTGGGCTTCGCTTACGAGCTTCTGGGCAAAGTTGTCGGAGTGACCGAGGATCGCGGCGTAGGCGCCAAGCGCCTGCCCAATGACCATGGCGATCTGTCCGCCCGTGCCCGCACGCTTGTAGAAGCGGTTTGGGTCTGGCTTCGCCTGGCGGTCGTGCCCCTCAATGATCGAGCGCACATGGGAACGCTCGTCGCGGTAGTTCTGATCGAGCTTGCTCAGCTCAGCGCGGCCCTCCGCTTCCTTCTGTCGGAGTTCGGGGATGGCCGCCCGCATGGCTGCCCCGCGCGCTTCAGCCTCGGCCTTCTGCGCCGCGTAGCCCGCGAGCTGCGCCTCGGCGACCTGCTGATTGGCGCGCTCGCGGAGCGCCATGTCCTCGTAGGAGTACGGCGCGCCCTGCGACTCGACCGTCATCGTCGAGCTGACCGGCATGGTGCCGCCGGCGCGGCCACCAACCCAAGGCCGGTGGAGCGGAGCCGGCGCTGGGAGCGCCTCGGCACCGGGAGGGCCTGCGGCCAGCCGGCGGTGGAGCGCCGCGGCAGCGGCGGGGTCTGGGGCGAACTGGGGCGCGGGCGCCCCCGACGTGAGCAGCTCGTCGAGCGGCTTGTCCGGCACCACGCCCGCGACGTTGAGCCTACCGCCGGGCCCGTAGCTGCCGGGGAGCGGGCCGCTGGGCGCCGCGTGGGCGTTGCCGGTGCCCGCCGCCGCCATGAGGCCGCCACCCGCGTCGAGACGCGAGGGAGCCTCCTGGGGCGCCGCCACGGGGGCGTCGAGCCAATAGCCCGCCTTGCTCTGCTGCGAGTCGTTGTTGGCCGTGCGCTCGTCGGGCGCCGACACTCGTTGCGCGAGCTCGGGCTCGTGAGCGAAGAGGCTCGAGCCGTCCTGAAAATGGAACGTACCCGTGCCGTCCGGGGAATCCGGATCCTGCTCGAACCGCACCGGGGGGTTCGGCATGCCGAAGTCCCCGCCTACCGCCATCCCGAGGCCTCCCGTGCGTACGCGCTATCGAGCCCCTCGTAGTCGATGCCGAGCTTCTTCTTCAGGTCGTCGAGCTGCTCCTGCTGGTTGTGCAGGGCGGCGGTGTTGATCGTCGTGAGCTCCGGATCGCTGATCATCCGCGTGCCGTCGGGAGCGCGCATGACGGCCTCAGATCCGGCGGGCGTCTTCTCGAGATCCTGCGCCATGACGCCGAGCCGGCGCCCCTCCCCGTGTCGCTCGGGGTCCTTGTAGTCGAACGTGTAGGGGTTCGCCTGGTCGATGGCGTGCGAAGCGGCCTCGGGGCTCGGCGAGCTCGCGCCGTAGTTCGAGCGCGCGCGTCGGTTCGCCTCGTCGAGCGCCGCGATGTCCACGCCGCCATAGCTCGATGCGGGCTGAGACCAGGCACGCGCAGCCTGGTACTCAGCTTCGGTCGGGCCGCCATAGGGCGTGGCGCTGACACGCTCGTTCCCACCCGCGCGCGCAGCGGCTGCGGCGTGCTCCGCGCGGACGCCCGATGGCTCACGGCGCGCAAGAGTGCGCGCAAACTGCGTATATCCGGTTTCACCCACCGGCTTGTCCTCGGCCATGCCCATGCTGCGCTTCCAACCGGTAAGCGCATCGGCGAAGCGGGAAGCCTCGGACCCCTGCGCACCGGACCCGCCGCCAAAGATGCGTGCATCGACCGGAATACGCTTCACGTCTGTCTTGGCCGTGCGATCGCTCACGATGCCGCCGAGCACCTCGCCCACGAGCCCCACTGAAGCAGCTTGGTTCTCTTTTTGATTCTGCTGATTGACCTCTTGCGCATGCAGCGTTTGGCCACGACGTCCCGTCATGTCCGCTTCGAATCCCATGGTGCCACCGAGCGCGGCAGTGTTCGTTTGATTGGAGAGCTGCTGCCCGCCGAGCTCGGTGCTCGCGCCGCCTTGGAGCGCGCCGAGCTGGGTGTTGGCCCCTGCCTGCAGCGCGTTCGTCTGCGCATTGGCGCCGGCCGCGGCCGTGTTCGCGCCCGCTTGCATCGCCCCCACACCGGTATTGGTCAGACCGAGTCCCAATTGGTTCGCGTCCGACACGGCGCCTTGACGCGCGCCAGCGAGGGTGCCGAGGTTCTGCGACCCGACGCCCGCTTGCTGGCCGTACAGGCTTCCCGCCGCTCCGTACATCTGGCCGCCGGCCTGCACTGCCTGCATCTTCTGGGCGCGCTGCGTCGCGGCCTCGTTCGCGCGGAGCCCTGCCGCCTGGGCGTTCGTCTCGCCCATGACCTGCGCGTTCTGTCGCATCGCCGCGCGCCGTGCCGCGGCGCCGCCGCCCATGCCGCGCCCGGACTGCGCAAGGGCAAGGTTCTGATTCGCGGTCTGCTGCGCCCCCGCGTTCAGCTGCGCCTCCGCGACCGAAGGGCCACTAAAGTCCATGTTCAACAGCTGCCCGGCAGCGACGTCCATCGACGCGGCCTGCCCGCCCATGTTCGCGGCGGCCTGGTTCGACTGGTAAAGGGAGTTCGGATCGACGTAGGCGTTGGCGTCGACGTTCCCGAGCGTGTCTCTGCCCATCGAGGTGAGGGCCGTGCCCTCGCCGTACTGCCCGTGCCCGAGGTTGCCGAGGTCGTTGCCGTACTGCTGCGCGTTGTTTTGGAACTGCCCACCGTAGGCCTGCCCCACGCCCTGCATCTGCTGGCCGTAGCCGCTCGCGATGCCCTGCGTCTGCGCGTTGAAGTCCTGCGCGCCGCCCTGGTAGCCGCCATAGAGGAAGTCGTCGCGGTGCTCCTCGGCACGCTCGCCGGTGAGCGGATCGACCTCGCGGCCAGGGCGAGCCTCATCGCCTCCGACTGGGTGCTGTGGCCCCAGGACCTTGCCCTCCCCGAATGGGCTTGCCCCAACCAATCCACCGGTAAATGCGTCGAAAACACCCATCACTGCACCGCCGTTGCAGGGAGATCGCGCAAGCCTTCTTCGGCCTGCACCTGAAGGCTGAAGCCGAAGAAGTCCCAGCTCTGCGCATTGACGCTCCCCGCGGAAAGCTTGGAGTCGTAGAGCTCGAGCCCGAACGACGTGCCGTTCGCCCGCGCGGGCACAACCCCGAGGTATAAGAGCCCCGAATTGCCCTCGCCGCTTGTCATGCCGCCAGGGCTGCCGAGCGGGTAGGTGCGCGTCTCTGTTTGCCCGTCGACGTCGATGCCGTCGTCGAGCGTGGTTTGCGCGACCAGGTTGGACTGAATCGTCCCGAGATCGCCCTCGAGCGCGAGCACGGCCTTTTCGAGCCGCCCCATGCCGCAGATGCCGAACGGGCGGAGCTCAGCGAAGCGGAGCCGCATCTCGACCCACACGGCGCCCGACGAGCCGTAGTCACCGCCGCTGCCGACGCCTTGGTCATTCATCCAAAGCACGGTGTCGACGCCCGTGCTCGCCCACGTCATCACGAGCCGGTCGTTCAGGGTCCCGATCGCGAGCGGCGCGAAGCTCGTGAAGACGTCGACCGACCAGGCCTGCGCGCGGGTGTCGTACGTGAGGATCTTCTGGTTCATCAGGAAGTGCACGAGCTCGGCGCCGTTCGGCTGCCGGGACTTGGCACTGCCGATCACGACCCCGCCTTCGCCCCCGGACGCGCCGGACAGGCTGTCGATCACGTCCGCGCCGATGGGCACGGGCGGCCCGAAGCCGCGGGGGAGCAGCATGATCCCGGACTGGGACTGAAAGAACGTGCCGATCGCGCTCGTGACGACGCTGCGCCAATCCACGCACCCGCTTTCCGTCGGGAGCAGGCGCGGCTCGGGGAACGGGTTCGTGCCGTTGTCGTTCGGGCCATCGCCCGAGACGAGGTAGACCGCATGCTTGCCCAAGCCGACGAGCGCGCCGTCCTGGTAAGCGAGCGCGACGATGGGCTCCGGGAAGAAGATGCGGAACGCGTCGTCATCCACGAACTGCGCCGGCTCGCCCGGTACCCAGAGCTTGGATACCCACACCACGTGCGGGTCCCAACAGGCGCAAAAGAGCCGGCCGTCACCCTGCACCACGAGGCGCGCACCGCTCGGCGGATCGTTCGGGAGGGCGTCCACCGCGTAGGGCAGCTCTTCCTTGGTCGACGCCGTCGCGTCGCTCATGTTGTCGGTGAAGCTCACATATCCGGCCGTCGTCGCCGCGCCCGCCCCGCTCGTGATGAGCGGAGCCCCGAAGTCGGGGGTCACCCGGTGGTACGGACCGCCGAGCCACGAGCGGTAGAGGTGCAGCGTCGCGCCTGGCCGACCGGTGCCGCTCGGCACGGTGCCCTCGATGGTGATCTGCTTGTTGACGCCTGTGGTCGCGACGACGATCGCCGCGCTTGGCGACGAGCGAACGCGCTGGCCGAGGTCGTCGAGGTGCTCGTATAGGGCAAGATAGGTGTAATCCTGCGGCCCCGTGAGCGCGCCGCCCGCAATGGGTGCGCCAGCGATGAAGGGGAACTGCGGGAAGCCGTTCAGGGGGAGGTAGCGAAAGGTCACCCCCGCGGGCTTCGACTGCACCTCGACGAGCGCGCCGCCGCCGCACACGTATTCCCCGGGGCCGAGCCGCTGAACGGTCCGAGTATTCTCCCGCGGCGCAAAGCTCGCCTGCCGGGTGGTGAAGACGGCGAGCTCTGCCAGCGAGCGCGGCGAGGACGCAAGCGGCGTGACCGCGAGCGAGCGCTGCACCTGCCCATACGACTCCTGGAACAAGAACGAGCCCACGGCGACCTCGATCAGATCGCTGCCGCCCACCGAATCGCGTTCGTACGAGAGCGCGAGGATGGTGCCGTCGATGGGCCCCGATGTACCCGTGACGCTGAGGTCGAGAATGGCGCTGCGCGAGCTCAGGTCGAGACCGTTGGCGACGCTCGCGACCCACACGCGGGCGCGCGTGCTCGACGAGAGCGCGGGCGAGGTCGTCGCCGGCATGAATTTGCTCGTGAGCGCCCAGCCCCATGAGTCGCCCGTGCGGCTCACCGTGCCGACCGCGGCGGTATCGAACAGGCACGTGCGCACGCTGAAGCTCGAGAGCAGCGCGGAGGGCGAGCTGATGCGCGTGAAGGCGATCAGGGCCTGCGTAGCGTTGACGCGCAAAATCGTCGGCTGCCCGAGCGGCACGCCGGTCGCGCCACCGCCGCCCGCGAAAAGTGTGGTGTTGCCCGTGGTCCAGAGGTTCGAGAGGTCCCACTTGTAGCCGGCCCCGATCAGGTTCGTGCCGTTGTGCCAAGCGACCCAGATGGTGTCGCTGTTGGCCCCGCTGCCGGCGATGGCGAGGCCGCCCAGGATGGCGACCGCGACGGGAACGTTATTGAACGCCGTTTGGCTCGTGCCCGACATGATGCGCAGGCGGATCTGCGCGCCGTCCCACGTGGCCACGAGCCAGCTGCTCGTCGTCTCGAGGTTGGCGATGTCGAAGGCCGAGTACGTCGTCGAGCTGAAGAGCGTGGTCGGCGAGCCCACCGTCCCGAGCGAGGCCTGCACGGTGCGCGCCACGACCGTGGCCGGCAGCGTCGAGGAGCTGAACGCAATGCAGTAGAGCGTGGAGCCGACGAGCAGCAGGCGCGCCTTGTCTCCCGTGAAGCTCGCCTGCCAGAGCACCCTGCCTTCCGCGGTGGTGCCGATAAGCCGAGTCGTGCCGTTCAGGCTCGAGGCCGTCACCACCACGCCGCTCGCGACGGCGACGCTCAGGAAGCCGGCGGCATTGGTCTCGTCGAAGGGGAGCGGGTACCGCCCGACCGGCACGATCGGGGTGTCGTTCCCGACCGGCCACCAATTGGCGTTGTCCTCATGAAAGCGGTGGACGGTTTCGTCGATGGCGACGAGATCGCCCTGCACCCAGGAGCCGCCATAGGTGGCGCCGCCCGGCGTGGCGCCCTTCTGCGTCGCACCCACGCGCTTGCGAATGCGCCCAGGGCGCTCCCACCTGACGTTCTGCGCGTAGGTGAGCGTCCCGGGCGGCGCCAGGCGCGGCTCGACGCCCTCGTGCATGCCAGGGGCAGGCACGACGTGTAGCGGTGGCATCCGCTCAGGGGGCACCGTTCACCGTCCACCAGCTCGCGCCGTCCCAGACGGCGAGGAATGCGGAAGCCTGCCCGGGGAGCGCGACAGAGGTCGCCCCGGCGTTGATGGGCCGCGTGCTGCGCAGCGTCACGGCGTTGAGCGTGCTCGAGCGGAGGACGAGCACGCTCCGGGCGGCCTCGCCCGGCGTGAGCGTCGGCAGGGCCACGTCGACGGCGCCGAGCGCGGAATTGACCGGCAAGAGGTCACCGGGCTTCGCCTTGGCGACGACGGTCTGGCCAGCGATGCCGTTCACCGTCGGCTGGGGAGCCCAGCGCTCGCCCGAGGAAAGGCGCGCCGCGACGAGCTCGCGCTGCAGATCGCGCACGAGCCGGTCGAGCTCCGTCGAGAGCTTCCCGGGCTCGGTCGTGGTGAAGCGGATCGGCTGCAGCATCAGACCGTGATCCCGTTGATGTCGGTGATGCCTGTGCCGCCGTTGGTGATGGCCGAGCCCCCGAGCAGGGTCGTCCAGCGCCGCACGGTGTTCATCGCGATCTTGGCGTTCGCGCCGGCGGTCGATGCGCCGAACAGCGTGAAGTTTTGGACGGTGCCGCCGACCATCGAGATCGTGGCCCGGGAGTTCGCGTTGCAAACCAGCGCGATGCCGTACTGCGCGCCGCCGCCGATCGCGCAGTCGGTGAGATCGATCGCGGGCCGGTAGTATGAATTCCCACCCGGGAGCGCCTGGTTGTCGTTGCACACGACACCGAGCCCGCCCGTGGCCGGCGCCATGTTCACGCCGTAGAACTTGATCCCCGCGTTCACCACGGACGGCGGACTATCGAGCACCACGCACTGCGCGCAGTTGTCGAAGCTGCCGCCCTTCCAGTTCCCCGACGCGCCCCAGAAGCTATCACCGTCGAAGTCCGCCGCCCAGAAGCCGATCGCGTAGGAGATGGCGAAGCAGTCGGTGAAGTCGTAGCTCTCGGCGCCATCGAGGATGAACGCGACACCGTTCGCCAGAACCCAAGCCTTGAGGGTGGTAGCGGTGTTGTTGCTATCCAGAATGACGGGGTTGAAGTGCACGTTGCTCGTGCGCAGCACGTCGGGAACGCGCCCCGTGACGATGCCCCGGGAGAGCGGCCACGAATACACGTTGTCGATGCGCGCCCCGCCCGCGTTGTTGATCCACAGCAGGCGATAGGGGTTCGTGACGTAGCAATTCTCGATCGCAACGCCGTGCACGGTGTCGATCCAGAACGTGTAGTCGTAGACCGTGGGCGTCGCGTTCGTGACCTGGTTCGGGTAGTGCACCCCGAGGTTCAGAACCTGGGAGTTCTGCGCAGGCGTGAAGAGGCGCCCCGTGCTGGTCGCGAGGATGAGCGTGCCCGCGTGGTTGAGCGGGGAGAACATGTACGGGCCGCCGCGCAGGGATTGCGGGCTGCCGGTGAGCGTCACGCCCGCCGGGATCGTGAGGTTGCCGCCGATCAGGAGCTTGCCGTCGGGCAGATTCACGCACGCGCCGGTGCGCGTGTTCAGGGCCGCTTGCACGGCCGTCGTCGCATCCACAACACCCGTCGGATCCACGTCGGGACTGAGCCACCCGCGGCGCTTGATCCAAATCCCGCCCGACCATTTGAGGTCGTCGCCCTCGTCGGCGCCCGGGTACCAATTGATCTTGCCGTCGCTGCGCCCGAGCGCGAGGCGTCCAGCTTCACCAGAGCCAGGCTGGTTCAAGCCGTCACCCGGCCCTGAAAAAAAATCGGGGCGTCCGCGGCCCCTCCAATCGTTGCTGCCCCGCACGCCACCCCGCACCTGCGCGCCTGCCCGCTGCCGCTGCCGAGCGACGTGGAGCACCCGCGCCAGGATGCGCGCCCGCTCGGCCTCGAACCGCTCGAGGTGGGCGTCCCGGTCGCGCAGGAGCAAGCGCGAGACGGCGTTGAAGACCACCCAATCTTCCCAACCGTTCATGCCGTCGAACGTGTCCGCGTCCGCCGTGAGATCGGCGTGCACCGGCAGGTACCAAAGCAGGTAGTCGTAGGCCGAGCTCGAGGCCGGGGCATAGCCGACGCTCGTGCGGTCGAACTGGAAGAACTGCAGGGGGATGCTCGAGCCGCCCGGCTGCATCACCTGCACGTCATTGCGCTCGCGGAACATGGCGGGATCGAGCGAGCGCCAAAACCCGTTCACGTTCACGTCGAAGCCGTAGACGCGCAGGTGGGCCGGCGAGAGTGCCGACAGGTCGAGCAGCGCGAAGTGGTACGGGCTCGTGGGGCCGACGGACAGCGAGCCCTGCGACTTGGTAAGGAAGTAGGGATCGCCGCTCTCGCTCACGGCCTCGCGAAACTCGGCGATTGACTGATTGATGGCGCGGCGCACCTGTGCCGACTGATTCCGCAGGGCCGTGCCCTCGCGGTCCGCTTGCCAGCGGACGTCCGCCTCGAGCAGCGCCAGGGTGCGAGTCCGCGCCATCCTTCAGTAGCCCCCGCCCGTGCAGGCGCCGATCGCGCGGTGCAGCGCGGCCGTGCGCTCCTCGACGGAACGCTCGGTGTCGAAGGCCTCCTCGGCCGCCTGAGCGAAGCCCGGCGGGAGCTCCTCGCCCTCGCCGGCTTCCTCGGTATCGCCTTCGCCCTCGCCCATCATGGGCTTGGGCTTCTTGTCCTTGGGCTCGCCGCCGAGCACCAGCGCCAGGTCGATGTCCGGATCGGCCTTGTGCTTGCCGCCGAGCATCAGCCCCTCGTATCGAGGTCCAGCGACACGTGGATCACGTCGCCGCTGGCGGGGTTGGTGGCGGTGCCACCGCCGTTTTGGGTGATGAAGTTCAGCGCGCCGGTCGTCGCGTCGAACGAGACGATGCCCACGCCCTTGATCGTGAGCGCGGCGGACACGACGTAGAGGGCGAGGATCCGCCCCTTGGGGGACGTGGGGAAAGCCAGCGTGTAGTCGCCCGTGCCGCCGTTCTTGGTGAGCACCATCACCGGATCGTCGGCGTTAGTCGTGCCGACGGCACCGGCCGAGCCGATCGCGATATCCGCGCTGAGCTGCAGCCGGTCACCCTTCGGGGGCGCCGCCTTCTTGTTGTACTGACTCGCAATGTTGCCTGCTACTGCCGTCATATTCGTTGCCTCGAGGTAGAAGGCTCGGGCCTAGCGAGCGGCGGAGAGAGGGTCGCCGCTCGCTAGACCGCGAGCGCGGGTCAGACCGGCGTGCGCCCGTTGTAGGAAGGCGCGTTCGTGGAGAACACCGGGAACGCGACGAGCCGGTGCTCGTAGGTGTCAGCCGCCGAGAGCAGCAGCATCTTGTACGTGGGGCTCGTGAGCACGCTCGGCACGCCGCCGTAGCTGCGCATCTTCCAGTTCTTCATGCGCAGCGCGAACGCCGTACTGAGCGGGCAGAACCGGTCCGCGTAGATCTTCACGAACTTGCCGCCCATCGCGAGCTGCAGGTACGAGAAGTTCAGCGAGCCGATCTTGCCGTCGAGCGGGCGCTGCCCGCGCGTTTCGGCGAGATCGGCAAGATCCTGCCACCGCTCGGGGTTCATGTAGATCCGGTCGGGACCGGGCCCACTGAAACGCCCCGTCATGCGCGTGACCAGGCGCTTGCAGCGCTGGTCGATCGGCATGTTGGTGGTTTCCGACGAGCTCAGTCGAACGCCGTGGAGCAGGCCGTTCGTCGAGCGGTTCACGCCATAGCAGCTGTCCGTGCCGCCCGGCGCCGAGCTCGGGACCCAAAAGCCCAAGCCCTTGAAGATGTCCGTTGCGCCCGTACCGCCGAAGTCGCCGTCGCGGAAGAAGTACATGGTGCCCGTCCAGCCGCTCGGCACGCCGGCGGAGCCGCCGGAGGTAGCCGAAACGGTGAACGTGCCCGCGTTCGGGTCGCGCGCGATGACGTAGCCAGCGGAGCCGGAGCCCAGCAGCGCGTCGGTCGACGTGGAGCCGTCGGCCGCCGATGCCACCAGGATCATGCCGATATGGACGTTGGCGATCGCCTCCTTGTCGGCGAGCGTCACGACGCCCACGCTGATCGTACCCGAGGCCACGGACTGCCCGCCGTTCGAGTAGATGTACGTGCACATCGTATCGGCCGTGGACTCGTACAGCGCATCGACGAGCAGCTGCTGCGCGCGGAAGAACGCGCCGGGGTCGTCCTTCGAAGCTCGGATCAGCTTCTCGGTGACGAGCACGCCCGCGGCATAGTCGCCGTAGGTGAGGTTCCACTTGTAGCCGAGCACGCTCGAGGCGCCGGCCACGGTCTGGTTCATGCCAGCCTGCGCCTTCGCTCGCGTCGCGCCCAAGCCTTGCGGGTTGCCCGCGATGACGGGCTCGACGAAAACATCGCCGGAGCAGTTTTCGTCCTTCTCGAGCTCCGCCCAGAGGGGGCGCTCGGAGTTCATCAGGTTCTCGATTTCGTTCTTGTCGCCGTAGCGCTCGTGCAGGAACGCGTCGAACAATGCGGGTGTAGACATGGGAGGTCAGGCCTCCGGAGTCGCGTCGCTTGTCAGCTCAGGCCGGCCTCAGCGCGCGCAAGCTCGGTGTATTTGTTCACCTGCTCCTGCGCCGTGAGTCTCCGTCCAGGCGGGCCAGCTTCGGCAGCTCCGCGTTGGGGAAGTGACGTGGTGGCTTTCGCCTTCGCAGCCTTTGAGCCGGGCTGGGCGGACTCCACGGGTACGGCCGTGTCACGAGCCTTGCCGAAAACGCCACCGAACTCGGTGACGATCTCGTCTCGGGCCATTGCGGCAGCCTGCTGAGCCGGCAGTGACGTCTTCGTCGCCGGGTCGTAGTGCTGTCGCTGAATTTGGAACACGCGTTGAATGAAACGCGGCTTGGTCGCGAGGCCCGCGATCTCCGGATCGCTCCCGTCGATCAGGGTCTGCTGCAGACCTTCGAGGTACGCGGTCGTTTGCTCGCGCTCGCGCGACTGCCGAGCCTGCTCGGCGGCTTCCTCGTCACGCTTCTTGGCGTTCGCATCGCGCTCGGCGAGCTCGCGCCGTAGCTGCTCGACCTCGGGATTCTTCCCGTGGAATTGGGCAAGCGCACGCTTCTGCAGGTCGTTCAGCTCGATGCCGAAGGCGGAGCGGACCGCGCCGATCACATCCCCCGAATCGAAAAGCTTCTTCGCCTCGACCATCGGGCCGTAGGCCTTCTTTGCCGCCTCGAGCGTGTCGTGCAGCTGCCGGCGGTGCCCAGACACTTCCTCGATCGCCGCAGTGCGCTGCGACTCGAGGTCACGCTTCTGCCGCGCGCCGGCCTTGCGCCACTCTTCCCACCGGCGCGAGTCGATCTTGAAGTCTTGCGGCTTCTTACCGAAGGCCGCTTCGAAGGCCGCTTCGAGCTCGCCCGCGTCGAGCAGCTCACGCGGCGTCTTGCCAGCGGTCGCAACCGGCGCCTTCGCGGGCTCCTCGGTGGCTGCCGCGGCGTCGCCCGCGTCGCTCTCGCCACCGTCGACTGCTTCGGCCGCTCGCTTGGTGAACTTGCCACCCTCGCCGCGCGGGGGCACGCCCTCCTTGGCCTTCAGCGCGGCGCGACCCTTCTTGAGAGCCCGGCTGATCTGCGCGTCGAGCCGGCGGTCCGGGCTCTCCTCTTTCGCTTCCGCTTCGGCCGGCGCCGCGTTGGCAGCGGCCTCGGCAGGGACCGGAGCAGCCTCGGCCGTGGTGGCGGGAGCGGTGGGCGCGGGGGCAGCGGCGGCTGTAGTCATGTCAGTTCAACATCTGCGAGGGCCCGCCGCTCGGCGGGGGCATGGGGGCACCAGCAGGCGCGCCGGGGAGCACGGGAGCGGGCGCTGGGGGCGGGGTTTGCTGCGCGGCGACGGCCTTTTGGATGAGCGCGTCACACTGGGTGATGAAGTTGGTGAAGTGCTGCAGGTTCCAGTCGGGGCAGCCGTCGAGCTCTGACTGCAGGTAAGCGGTCGCCACCTGCACGATCGCTTCGGCGTGGTTCATGAAGGGCACCGGCGGGCGGTAGCGGAACTTCCCGTCCTCCTCGTCCTCGGGCGTCGCCTCGAGCCAGCTCTCGACGTAGTGCTCGACGAGCTCGTGCTGCACGTTCTTGACCTTCAGTTCGCCGTCGACGTCTTTGAGCTGGGTGATTCTGAGGAACGCGTCTTGGCTGATGGTGCCGGAGTTGAAGAGATCTTGGCCGAGCTGCAGCCGGTCGGCGGGGGTGTTCACCAGGCCCGACACGGCGTGGCTCTGCAGGACGTACTTGTCCTCTTCCAGACTCGCGTCGCCCCAATCGATCTCGTTTAGGAAGCGCCCGCCCGGCCAGCGCAGCGAAAACTTGCCGCTGTTGGCCTCGGCCACCTCGCGCGCGCAGGCAATGTGGTGCCGCGTGAGATCCACCGCGAGCGACTGCTCGTAAGCGCCATAAATCACCGAGAACCGCTCGGTTTCCATTTGCGCCACCGTGCGAAGCGCAATGCCGGCGGTGAGCCCCGGCTCCTTGCGGCTCGTGGCGCCCATTTGCGAGATGCCTGGGAGCTCGAACGACTTGTCCCACTGCATCTTCATCCAGCTCATGGTGGATTCCGAGAACCCTTGGGGCTGGAACACCTGCGGCATTTGCGAGCCGGGCTTGACCGGGATGAGCGCGCCGATCTTGTTGTCGGCCAGGGCCGTGTCATCGACGCTACCCTCTTCGAACGCGATGGCGCCGGCCGCGAGCTTCCGCTCGCCCTCGGCCATGCGCGAGAGTGACGCGTTCATCTCGCGTGCGGTCGGCAAGGCTTCCTCGACGAGCGAGGTGCTGCCGAAGCCCATCAGGTGCGGCGCGTAGCGCAGGAAGAGGAACGGGAATTCGTCTCGCGTCCACTCCTCGGAGAGCAGCGTTTTGCCGTTGATGGCGATGACGTGCCGGCCCTTGTCGTCGTCGCCGAGCGGCAGGCGCCAAGCCTCTCGCACCAGGCATTGCCGTGCGACGCGCAGGTGGGACGAGTACTGCTTCCTATTCTTCTCTTCGTCCCGGGCGCTGTTGATCTCGTCCTTCTTGTCGGGGAAGGCCGCGATCAACCGGTCCTTGTCGTAGTGGTACCGGTGGAACAGATTCAGCGGCATGCCGCGCTCGGCCTCGAGCGGGTCCACCAAGATCTCCCACGGGAAGCAGCGCTCGTCGGCGATGCGCAAGCCGACGGTATCGGCGTACGCCTTGATCACGCCCATGCCCCAGACGCAGGAGTCCACGAACATCCGGGTGCCGAGCTCCCAGGCGTCGCGGTATTGCCCCTGCGGCTGGTAAAGCGTGGCCTCTGCGAACCGCTCGAGCCGCTTGGCGCGGCGCTTCGTCACCCAGTCGGTGTCGGTGCAGACGAACTGCGGCTTCGGCCGCTGCCGCCCGGCGACCTTGGCCGTGAGCGACTGCACGAGCGCGCGGGGCACGTTCCAGGTGACGTGGTCAAACTGGTCCTTCTCGCTCAGGCGCGCGTGAGCCTGGTACGCGCCAGCGTCGAGCGAGAGGATCTGGAAGCCCTCATACCAGCTCGAAAACTCGAGCAGCCGATCGCGCCACGTCCCCGCGTCGTCCCACAGCTTGTCGGCGATGTCGCATACCGACTTACCCTGTTGGTCAGGGGGCAGCCGATGCCATCGGTCCGGTTCAGGGATCGACACTCAGTACGCCCTGACAGGCCACACCGGTGTCAGAGAAGAGTGACTCGGGTATTTTCTTTCAGGCGGCGGATCGGTACCCGATGCGGCGGGAGCGCTCCCGGGCGGCCTTCTGCGCGTCCTTGCGGGCCTTGGTGTGCTCGGCGGCCAGGTGCTCGGGCGTCCCTGGCTTCGGCGGCTCGAGCTCTGGGCGGTACCAGGGACGGAGAGCGCGGGTGACGTACAGGAACGCGTCGGCCGCATGGTTCTCGAACCGGTCGTCCTCCGCGGCGCGGTCGGGCGCCCACTGCAAGAGGGCGAGCTCGTCGATGAGGTCCCGGCTGGTGCGGGGGTTGATCTTCACGCTGCCCGCGCGGAGCTCGCCGGCCGTGAGCTCTTGGTACGCGCGCTTACGCGTCTTCTCGGCCGGCTGGCACGGCACGCCGTAGGTTTTCCGCATCTCCTCGGCGTAGCCCTTGCCGATCCCACCCTCGTCGACCACGACCATGCCGATCGGGTGATCCTTGCGCAGCCGCTCTACGTGCGCGGCGACGGCGCTCGGGATGAGCCCGGCGCGCTTCCAGGCCTCGACGATGAAGACTTCCGGGTGCCGCTTTCGGCAGCACGCCACCACGAACGCCGTCGAGTCCGCGTACCCGACGTCGACGCCGAGCGCCCAGATGTACTCCGAGCCCTCGAGTAGCTCCCCGTCCCAGGCGTTTCGCTCGCCGTCGTAGGGGTAAACAAGCGCCCCCTCGTCACGCACCCATTTCGCCATCGCTTCACGCAGGTAGCTCGGGTGCGACTCGTCCCAGCCGTGCCGCTTCCGCATGCCATCGAGCTCGGCCGCGGCGTCCGGAATGTGGGGATTGTCGAGAATCGTCCAGCTGTGCGTTGGCCATGCCGTGCCGCCGTCCCCCGTCGTCGCGGTGTAGAAGTACCCTGCGGGCACCGGGCTCGGGGTGCCGGCCACGCAAAGCTCGCCCTTCTTGTCGATGAGCGCCCACTGCAGCGAGTCGTCGATCAGGGTCCCGAGGAACGGCAGCTCCTGCGCCTCGTCGACGCACGCACGCCGGTACTTTTTGCCTCGGAACTTGCCGACCTCGGAAACGTCCTTGCAGCCCGCGAGCCAGATGCGGTGCCCGTTCGGCAGGCAAACCATGAGCTGGTTGTCCACTTCGCGCAGGCGCAGCCCGAGATTGAAGCGCTGCCCCATCGGCTCGAGCACGTCGGGCCAAAGGATCATGCGGGCGTCGCCCTTGCTGCGCGCGATGTAGACGCTCAGGCCGCCGGGGTCGGTATACCCGCCCTCGAGCAGCCACGCCGCGATGCCGTAGGACTTGCCCGAGCGCCGGCCGCAGAGCGCCGCCTTCTGCCGGGACTTGTCCGCCACGAAGGCGCGCTGCAGTGGGTGCAGCGCTTCGATGAACGCGAGCCGCGGCGCCGCGTTGCTGGCGCGGGCCGCGGCATCCTCACGCCGGCGGGCGAGCTCAGCGAGTAGGGTTTTCGCCGGGAGCAACGGCATCCGGCTCGGGCGCCCTTGCCTTGTCGAAGGCTTCCGCCGCTGATTGCAACTGGCCCACGGGATACGCGAGCTGCTCGATGACGGCCTCGAGCCGGTTGTTTCGCCTCTTGACCTTGTCGAGCTCGTCGCAGAGGGCGCCATGCTGCTCCCTGACCCCGGCCGCGATCATGTTGCGTATGGCCCAGCCGCCGAGCAGCGAGCCAGCCAAGTCCTGGCAGTAGGAATCATTCAGGGCTTCGCCGTTCGCGTAGCGCCATGCGGTCAAGGCATCCTCGCGGCATTGCTCGACGGCTTTGCGCGGCAGCTGTCCGAGCAGGCCCGCAATGAACCGGACCAACCGGTCCCGCGCCTGCTGCTCCTGCTCGATCTCGTCGCTCATTCTGCCGCCTGGGGCAGCCGCCCGAGCGCGTGGAGCAGGGCTTCGCGCAGCTGCTCGCTTCCGTCCGTCACCACGCCGAGAATGTCGGTGGCCGCGATGACGCAATGCTCCTCACCGCCGATGCTGACCTTGGTGTGCACGTACTTGCTCACGAGCACGACGTCGCCCACCTTCACGTCCGCGCCGAAGCCGACCGAGATGCCCGCGCGCACGTCAGCCTCGAGCTCGCCGCGCTGGTCATACCACTCGGGATCGGGCGGCTGGCCTCCCGCTTCATCGAGCAGCTTCAGCGCACGTCGCAGGAGCTCCGGCGCCGGCTTGCCCGGACCCACCGCCACCACGACGGCGCGCCAGAGCTCGTCGCGCTTCTTGGCTTGGTCGGGCAGGTGCAGCCCGCCGCCCGTCTTGCCAGGCCAGGGCAGCTCTTTCACGAGCACGCGGTCGCGCAGGGGTCTTACGTTGTCGGTTCGTTCGAGCATGCTTTTTCTCCTTCGATGTACGCCGTGGCCAGCGCCTGGATGCGCTTGTAAAGCGCGTCAAACTCGGGGCGATTCCCGGTCGGGTAGTTGGGGAACCGCACCCAAAAGTTTTCCCAAGCCGCCCTGTCGCGGGCGGTGGCTCGCATTACGTCGGCGCGCGCGAGAGCGAGCTCGCACACGATGGTCTGCGGCACGCTTTGGATGGCGAGTTCCGCGAGCACATCGATGGCAGACTTACCCCCGCGCAACGAGTCGAGCGCCGCCCGTTCGGCATCGGTGCACTCAGCCATGCTCGCCACCGTGCTCCCGACCGAAATGCACCTTCACCGCGTGCACGGTGCGAAACCCGATCTTATTGCAGGTCCGGCAGCCGAAGGTCCCGTCGGGCAGCTCGGCCACGAACTTCGGCAGCGCGTTCGCGGCGTTCGCCTGCTCGAGCTCGTAGCCTGGGCGTGGGTCCTGCTCGAAATGCTCGACGCGGTGCTCGGGCACCTTCAAGAGCTTGCTGCCCTGGTGCACCTCGTAGCCCGCGCCGCCCGGCAGATGGTCGATGCGGGTGCAGCCGTCCTCCCCGGCGACGAATACGCGCGCGCCACCCAGGGACGTCAATAGGTGTAGCTCTTGCCGAATCATGGGGCCTCTCCTTCGCTTGGAACCGGTCCAGCCGGTTCCGCAGTCGTTTCGATTACCCGCACCTCGACGCCGTGGGCGCGAAGCTGCTCGGTGATCTGCTCGTCGCTGAGGGTTCGCACGTCCACCTCGATGCGCTGCTTCCGGAGCCCAGCGAGCTCGGCGACGTCCATGGCGGCCTGCAACGCGCTCCGGTGGTCGGGCTTGCGCAGCGTGTGCACGTGCCCGAACCGGTCGACGTACTCCTCGGTACGCTCGAGAGCGTCTTGGCCGATGCCGTGCACGCGCAGCACGAGCTCGGCGAGTAGGTCGCCCGGCTGCTCCTCGATGATGCGCTGCACCGCCCGGACCGCCTCGACCTCGCGGGCTTCGACGGTTCCCTCATCGAGCGCCCATAGCTTCGCCATCGCCAGCGTCGTGTGCCCGCGCTGGTAAATGCCCCGCCGCATGGCGAGGATCATGAAGTTCACCTGCTCGGCCTTGGTGACCGCGAGCGCGGCCCTGTCCTGCCACTCGGCCGACAGGCGCGACACTTCTAGATCGCGCGCGCGCGCACGACGCCGAGTGAACTCGAGACGGGTGTCACTCTTGACAGGCACCCGACTCACGGCGCCTCTTTCAGACCGGGAAGCGCTTTCGGAGTCGCTGCACCAAACCCCAGCGCGTACTCGTTCGAGCGCAGGGCGAGCGTAGAAGTTGGGTTCTTGGGGTTCTTGAGCACCCACTGCCACGCTTCCCGAAGCTGCTCTCGGAGCACGACGTCTCGGTAGGCGACGAACTTCAGGTGAAACGCCGCATCGAGCAGCCAAAGGCTCTCGAGGTTGGCCGGATTCAGGGCTTGGCGTTGCCAGAGGGGAATCAAGTGGCAGCCTCCGAATGCCGACGGCCCCCGGGTGCGTCGCTGCGGAACGAAGCGCTAACTTCTCCGTGCGTGCGCTTTCCCGGGGGCCGAAGTCTTTTTGCGGCGTGGCGCGTCATCGGCGCTTTGCCTCCTGCTGCGCGCGCTCGGCTTGGCGCACGAGCTTTTCCACCTTGTCGAGCGCCCACGCGAGCGGGGCGTGGTCGATGACGGCCGCCACCGCTCGGCGCTGCTCGGTGCTCGGCTGCTCGTGCCGGCGTGCCACGAGCTCGTAGCTCGCGAGCGCCTCGACCCCCGCGCCTACGTCGTGGACGATGGCCTCGACCTCTCGGGCGAGCGCTGGCGGGCCTTGCCGCAGGGTATCCACCGCCAGCATCGCCAGGCCGCAGAGGCGCTTGGCCCGGTTGCGCCGCTCGGCTCGAGCTCGCTCCGCTCGGACCCGCCGGTCGTCCTCGTCAATCCGCGCCAGCAGGCTCGGAGGCAGCTCGAACGCATTGCCGGCCATCACTCGCCGTCTCCCGAGGCAAGGCGCGGCAGAACGTCACCCAGGGCGGCCGGCGCCCGGCTCGAGGAATCGACGCGCCGGACCAGGTCACGAGCGAATGGCGTGGCTCCGGCGCCACGCCGCTCGTTCAGCTCCGCCAGCCCGATGTCCACCACCGCCTTGGTCATGCTCGAGGCCAGCACCTTGTCGCGGTACTTTTCCGTGCCGCGGAGATACCGCGCGACGCGCACCAGGTCGCTTTTCAGGTAGCCCCGTGCCGTAAGTGTCACGACCGCGGTTACCTCGCCATCGCGGGCCTCGAGGTCCAGTGGGCGCATGTCCCCACCAGCCTCGTGCCAGGCTCGGATGGGTTCCACGACCCACGGCATGCGGTGCACCTGAATCAGTCCGGCGTAGAGACCATCGTCACGGCAGAACATGGCGACCGCTGCAGCCGGTTCGGCCAGCGCTTCCTCGTAATTCCTAGGTCGCATCGCCGCCGTCGCTCGCGCGGAAGACTTGGCAGATCCTTCGGAAACGACGGCGATTTCTTTAGGATCTGAATCCGGAAGAGCCGGAAGAGATCCAAGACTTAGGCCCGAAGCAAGCGCCTGTTTGCTTCGCTCTTGCTTCGGGGTTTGCTTCGCTCTTGCTTCGGGGTTTGGTTCGGAAGCATCTGGCGGTTTGCTTCGGATTTGCTTCGGAACTTGCTTCGGCTGTGCCGAGCCGCTCACCTCGCGCCGAGACTCTACTGAGCGCAGTCCACCGGAGCGACCGGCTCGCGCCCGCTTCTGCCCCAGCGTCTCGATGCCAAGCGCCGAGCACAGCAGCGCGAGGAGCTGCTCGTCGCTCAGCTCCTCGCGGTTTGCTACGAGGTTCGTAACGGCCTCCAGCCGGAGCACGTGCGGTGTCTTCACGCCCCCTCCCAAAGCTGCTCAACAATGGCCGGCGGGACGCGCCAGAAACCCTGATAGCCGCGGCAGGGGACCGGCGTGGCGAGGGGACGAGCGTTCTCGACGCGAAACCCATATTGGTCGGGGAAGTGCCACGGGCTCGGCTCGCGGAATTGCTCGAACTCGAGAGCGTGCGGCAGGACGATCCCAGTGATCGTCGCCCGCCCGATGATCGCGCCGTAGGCAAGCGTACGCGCGTCGGGGATGCGGAAGGTGTCGCCGAGAATATCGCGACTAAGGCGGTCGGCGGCGAGGAAAGAGGCGATCTGCTTTGTGCTCTCCGTCGCGGCATGGATCCAAAAGTCCCCGCGGAAGCTCTTGAAGCTGAAACCGCGCGGGCGGTTCTCGATCTGCTTATGGCCGTTAGCGACCAGCCAAGCCCATGGCTGCCAGAGGGTGAGAGCCCGCGCGTCGGGTGCGTTCAAGCGGCCACCGCCCGCGCGCCCGTCCAGAGCTCGACGAGCACGAAGCCGTGCTTTGGCGCTACCGGCTCCCACCACGCGTGGAGGTCGAGCTTGCTCGGCTTGTCGTCCTCGAGATAGCCAAGGCCACCGTGCTTGCCGGTGAGCCGGTCGACGGCGACCTTGCACCAGCCCGAGTCGCGGTCCGCCTCGACGCTCGAGAACCGCACTGCTCGCACGAACGGACGCCCCCGAAGGAGCGGACCCCGCTGGAACCGCGCCTGCGCCAGCATCAGCGCCGCCGCTTCGCTCTTCAGCTTCTTGCGAGCGTAGAACGGCATCTCCGCAAACGCGTTCAGCGTCGGGCAGAGGCGCAGCGGCAGCACGAACCGCGCGACCAGCCGGCCCTGCCCTACCGGCCGCACGCGCACGATATGGGTCCTCGCCGGTGGCGCCGCGAGGACCACGTCGGCGCGGTTCAGCGCCTCGGCAATCCACGCGGCGTTCACCGCGGTCCCGGACTTGGGGCGAGACACCGGCATCAGTCCTCGACGCGACGCCAGCCGTTTGGAACGTACTCACGCTGGCGAATCACCTCGAACACCGACCCGACGCCGCCGAGCCCGAGCAGCTGCAGCGTCTCGTGGGTGTCGTGCGGGCGGTGGTGCACCACGTCGCAGCTCTCGACCGACTCGAGCAACAGGTAGCAGCGCAGCGGGTCGTCGCCCTGGTACATGCGCACGCCGGCCGAATCGATCGCGTGGTGGTGCCCCGTTTCCGAATGCGCCACGACCTTGCGCACCGACTTGGGGTCCACCTCTTTGAGCCCCTTCGGCAGCTTCTTCACCTGCCGAAAGAGGACATCACCCTGAGCGCCCATGGTTCTGATCTGCTTCATGTTCGTGCCTCCAATTGGTACTCACCGGGGTTGAGACCCCAGCACCATTCTTGCGCCTGCATCGCCGTCGTGACGGTCGGTGGCACAGGCAAAACGAAGTCGCGCCCCGTGCCGCACTTCACCTGCAGGAATTGCTCACCGGGCGAGTCCGGCAGGTCCGCGCGGAGCAGTGTGCCAATCATCGGATTCGGGTCCGCATGCACGACCGTCGGCCTGAGCTGCTCGAGGATTCTCGTCCAGCCGATGATCTCGGCGGCTGAGCGACGCTGCTCGGTGTTCGGCCAGTTGAGCGCCGTTACCGGATCGAGACTCGCCTTGTTTTCGATCCACTCAGCGGGGATGCGCATGCCGTGCCAGCAGTAGATTGACCAGCCGTCACGGAAGCGCACCGCCGGGCCCGTCTCCGCGTGAAGGCGGCCGTTTGCGTCCCGCGCGATGACCTCGGGTGTGTCGCACACCATCGCGAAATCCTTGAAGGGCCACCACCAGCCGGCGGACTGCGCCGCCATCCAAGCCGCGTAGTGCTCCTTGGCCTCGGCCAAATCGAGGTCGCACACATCGACGAAGAACGAGCGCCAGGCATCCCACGCCGGCCAGAGCCGACCGCCAAAGCGCCAGTGCCACCGCTGGCTCCAAACCTTGCCGATGGCCTCCCCGATTGCCCGCCGGAGCTCGTTCGGATCGCCCACGGTGTCGCGCACGGTGTCGCGCACGGTGTCGTGCACGGTGGCGCCCACGGTGGCGTCCACGGTGTCGCGCACGGTGTCGTGCACGGTGGCGCCCACGGTGGCGTCCACGGTGTCGCGCACGGTGTCGCCCACGGTGGCGTCCACGGTGTCGCGCACGGTGTCGCGCACGGTGTCGTGCACGGTGGCGCCCACGGTGGCGTCCACGGTGGCGCCCACGGTGTCGCGCACGGTGTCGCGCACGGTG